AGCCACAGGCCTCATGTATGCACTTATGAAAGAAAAGTATATGAAATTGATGAATTTGGTGATAGATACTATCTAGGAACAGAATACTTTAAAGACTATTGTAGATAGGGAGTAAAAAGAGTATCATGAATGAGAGAAAAGAAATGCGGGATTCTCGATTACGCAAGAAGAATGAAAAAAGAAGTAGTAGCACAGAAGGTAAAAATAAAATATTTAAAGAGTCGAGTAAAAGAAATCGTAGAAAAAAAGATCGTGAGTTTTCTCGTATCACCTCGTTCAAAGAATGGAGTGATTTTGAGGAGGAAGATAATGACAACATCTGATGAATTTATTGATGAAGAAGAAATAAAAAATGAACATATTGCTACATTACATCTTTTGGGTGGTCCCTATGATGGCAACTTAATTTATGATACAGAAAATATTGAACCAGAAATAGTGTTTGTAAAATTTCCTATAGGTGATGAATATGATCATCAACTAGAATTTACATATTGGTTTGAAAAAGATTTAGAAACATTAAAAAAAGTAGATGCATCTGAATATGAAATGATAGCATCTTTTCGCAAAGCATTATATATGCCTTGCCCAGAGTTTGATGAAAAAGATAAAGAAAAAGTTAAACATTATATCTTTAGTAGAAACGTAAAAGAATGACAAATACAGCTTCAGATGATGAAAATGAAGATTGGTCACCTTTAAAAAAATTATTCGATAATGATTTAACAAAAGATTTAACAGATAAAGAAAAAGAATTTGTAAAAGAAACTATGACCAATAGCGAACTTGTTCGTCTATTACAATCATTTAAAAATGGCCAAGATTATTTAAGGAACTAATATGGCAATATACGAATATGTTTGTACATCATGTGATTATGAATTTGAAATAACAAAAAGTATGAATGATGATTCAATAACACTATGTCCTAAATGTGAAGGCGAAGTTAAAAAAATATATTCTCCACCTTTGATTCAGTTTAAAGGTACAGGTTGGTATGTTACAGACTATGCCAACAAGAAAGATCATCTTCGTCAAAAAGCCAAAGAAAAGGAAACTACTGAATAATGCCAACATATACTTATGAATGTACAAAATGTGATCATGTTTTTGATGAACTATATACAATTTCAAATAGAGAAGTTCCACTATCAGAACCCTGTCCGTCTTGTAATGAATCTGGTTCTATAGTAAAATTACTTACATCTCCACTTATCTGTGATTCTGTTAGAGTCGGTATAAAAAAAATACCTACAGGATTTAAAGAAGTGCTACAAGGTATACATAAGAAATATCCGGGTTCTCAATTAGATAAATCAACAAGTGGAAATGTTTTTTAAAAAGGAAAAATCATGTTAAAGAGAATCTTTCTCTTTTTGTTTATTTTAATTTTTCTAGCAACACCAAGTCTTGCAGAAAAAAAATCTAAAAAAGTAGAACCTAATAAGAAAGAAAAATCCCACAAAACATTCGTGTTACCACCAGTAAAACACGGCAAATTTATAGCAGTAACATTATCATGTTATTCTACTACAGCAATAACAACATACTTGAGCAGTATGGGTTTAAAACAATTTGCGTCTGGATTTGAAGTTGAAACAGGTCCTATAGAAGGAATACCTATGAGAAGTGGTCTTGCACTATCTGCATGGGGTGATATAAAATCGCAAATATATGTAATCTTAAATATTTTTCAAAATGGTTACAGTTGCGTTTTATCGAAAGGTGGTGGATTGATCTTACCACAATTTATTTTTAATGATAATGGAAAGACACAAAAATTCTAATTATATTATGTGTATGTGAACTGGCAACTATGAAAGGTATTTAAAACTTTCTGGACACGGGTTCAATTCCCGTCACCTCCACCATATCAAACAAAAAAATTCTAGGGGGGTGAAAAGGTTTCGACAGACTGGATTGCGAATATTTGGAGTTGCTCGTGTTGGGCAGGCACGATAAAGGCCCGAATCTATAACTGCTGAAAATCATAGTAGTTATGCACTTGCCGCTTAGTCGGTAAAGAGGCGCTTTGGTGATTGAGCGTGGCAACCGAATCAATCATCATCTTTTTTTAAATAGGAGAAATATAATCATGGCAGTTGAGTTTCGTTCACCAAAGAAGTTTGCAATAGAAATAGAAAGTCTCGTACAGAAAGATAAGTTATCTTACATGAACGCCATTCTTACATTTTGTGAAATAAGAAACATAGAACCAGATACGATTGCAAAATTAATATCAAAACCTTTAAAAGAAAAACTAGAAGTCGAAGCAATCAATCTCAACTTTCTACCTAGAACAGGAAAGTTACCAATATGACAACAGCCATTCAACGTGGATTTGAAGCATACAAAATCTATGTTGCTATGAAAACACATTTTTCTAGAGAAGATTATAATTTTTTCAACTACAATGGAAAGACAAATGCAAATGTAGACTCTTTCCGTAAGAGAAAAGATAGATACTTCTTTATACGTTTTGCAAGAAAGTATCCTATACAAAAAATCGCAGAAATGATTCTTGCAAATATGTTAAATGATTCTAAGTTTTGGATTGGTGATATGACTGGTGTAAAACCAAGAGAGATTTATTCTGCATGGAAAAGAAAACTTGATGCTTTGTCTTATGTGTTTGATAATGATTCAGATAAGTTTATGGTTACTATGTTAGAAAATAAAAATATGACTTTTGATGATTTTTTCAAAATGCAAGATGATGGTCAACACCCTCTCATCATGATTATGTTACAGAAGAAATTTATTGAGATAGAAACCTTTATGATTATAAATGAACTTGTAGATTTCTTTCCACAGTTTGATATAGATATGAAAGACGATATTGTGTGGCAAGAACTGAAAAGAAAGTGTACAAAATATACTCCATTTCTGTTAAAAGAAAACGGTCCTCTTTCCAATACGGATAAATACAGAAAAGTTTTACAGTTAAAAATTCAAAAATTTCAGAAAAAGGCCGAAGAAAAAAATGGATTGGATAAAACATAGATACTATCCAGAAGTATTAGAAAAGGTAAAAATGTATTCAGCAAGTTTAGCCGAAGCAAAAAGAGAGATTGAATCTTTAAAAATAGATAATGTAAAATTACGATCTGAACTACCTAGTTCACATGAAAGGGAGTTTGATACTCGTAATAGAATGGGGTAAAATGACTGAATGTTTATTTTGTTCAATTAATAAATTTGAAACTTGCACCAGAGAAATAGTTGCAGAAAATGCTTCTGCTTATGCAGTAAGAGATGGATATCCTGTAACACATCTTCACACTCTTATTGTTCCGAAACGTCATGTAGAATCATATTTTGACCTCAGGACATATGAAAAGATAAGATGTGACCAGCTTCTATCAGAAATGCGAGAACAAATTCTTGTTGAGGATACACTAATTACAGGATTCAATATAGGCATAAATGTTGGAAGTTCTGCTGGACAGACTATCTTCCATTGTCATATTCATCTAGTTCCAAGACGAGATGAAGATGTAGAGAATCCACGTGGTGGTGTAAGAGGTGTGATTCCAGATAAACAAAAGTATTAAATTTACAAATTGGTATTGACAAAGAAGTTAAATGATGTTACAATAATAATAACATATTTTTTAGGAGACTACAGATGAAAATAATTCTATCTATGATAGCAATCTGTCTCTTTAGTTTTGGCGCTCTTATCGGTTGTGATAAGGCTGAAGAACCAAAGAAAACAGAAAAATCTACAACAAAGAAATAACTATATGGAGACTATACAATGAAAATGATGTTACTTACAATTGCAACTGTTTTTGCTATTAGTGTTCTAGCAGGTTGTGTGGCACAACAAACACCAACACCAGCACCTAAGAAGAAACCAGTCGTAAAGAAAGTGATTAAGAAAGTTGCACCAAAGAAGAAAGTAGTTGCACCAAAGAAGAAAGTAGTTACAGAAGATGACCGATTGAAAGCCGCAATAAAAAAGAACAAGTTGTTCTTAGAGAAGTTAAGAAAGAAACATGGAAAGTAAATGAAGAAATTTTTTTATATGATTATGATACTATTAACAATGAAATTTATATACGATAATATTATGTTTTAAGTGGATACGATACAATACATTTTTATACAAGGAGAATATGATGTCCCTATCAGATTTAAAGAAGTCTAATTCCAACTTCGATTTTCTACAAAAAGAACTAGAGAAAATCGCAAATCCAGAAAAAGAAAAAACTTCATATCAAGAAGATACACGATACTGGCGAGCCGCTGTTGATAAGGCAGGTAATGGTTATGCAGTCATTCGTTTTCTTCCTGCGATTGAAGGTGAAGAACTACCATGGGTGCGAGTGTTTTCACATGGGTTTCAAGGTCCGTCAGGTCGTTGGTATATAGAGAACTCTCTTACTACATTAGGTAAGAGTGATCCTGTATCTGATGCAAACAACGAACTATGGAACTCTGGTAGTGAAGCAAACAAAGAACTTGCACGAAAACGTAAAAGACGTTTGAACTATATCTCAAACATTCTTGTCGTGAAAGACCCAGCGAATCCAGAAAACGAAGGTAAAACATTTCTATTCAAGTATGGTAAAAAGATATTTGATAAGATTAATGATGTTATGTTTCCTGCGTTTGCAGATGAAGAAGCAGTCAATCCATTTGACTTCTGGAAAGGTGCAAACTTCAAACTAAAAATACGCAAAGTAGAAGGTTTTACAAACTACGATAAGTCAGAGTTTGAAGGCACGACTGAACTTTTTGAAGGTAATGATGATAAGATTGAGGCTGTATGGAAGGCTGAACACGCTCTACAACAGTTTGTCGACCCGTCTAACTTCAAACCTTATGAAGAACTAAAGAAAAAATTTGATGAAATCATTGGTAATACTTCTGGTGCTGTATCGAATGTAACTGAAACAGTATTAAAACACGCAGAAAAGTTTGGTCCTGCAGGTGGTGCTGATGATATTCCTATAGAACAGCCTGTCTCTACAGATGAAAAGTCTGATGATGCTATGAGTTACTTTAAGAAACTCGCAGAACAAGATTGATTATATTATAAATAATTTAATGTTGAGATAGGACTTTTATTTCACCGACCATGAAATTACCCCGCCGGGAAGTGAGATAAAAAGGGGGGCAACGCAAAGTTGTCCCCCTACTTTTTTGTTCGTTTATATGTTAGGCGTGATTAAGTTCTCTGTCTCTTATATTAGTATTACCTTGTTGTAAAGCATATGCAACACTCGCTGTAGCATTATTATTAACTGTATCGCCGCCTCTTACAACCATTATACTATTTTCACCTTCCATAGTTGTTGAATTTATTCTAGTTGGAGATGGTGCTGGAGCACTTAAACTTGCTGTTTTTGGTGTAAAACTTGTTTGTTGTATTGCAGGTGCTGCTGTTGCTGCAAAAGAACGTGATGAGTGTATTTTACCAGACTTATCAGAAGTAAATAATTCAGCCATATCGTCTGCTGTTCCCGGAATTCCATCTGGTCCTTCACCAACCCAATACGATTCACCCGGATTTACACGACCTCCTGCAAATCTATTTTTAGGTTTATACAACCAATGATTTTCCTTTTTTAATTGATTCAATAAATCATCAATAATCTCTGGCCTTCTCCCTGCATTTAACCAACCCGATCTGACTGAATCTGGTGTTTCATTGAATCTATCTTTAGGACTAATTTTAGCAAGATTTTTTCTCATTTCATTTTGTTGATATTGAAATGTAGTTGCATTATTTTTTCTAAATTTTGTAATTTCATCTTCTGGTGTTATGGGTTCATTTTTTGATCTTTTTTCTCTATTTTTTAGAAGATTCTCTTTCCCCAGTAATTTTCTTATATCACCTATAATAGGTATTTTATCTAAAATTGCTGATACCCAATCAACAATATTATCTGCAATAAATTTTAAAACTAAAGCAATACCAGCAATCACAAGTCCCCAACCTATAATAGTTGATGCACCAAGTGCTGCCATGCGAGAAATACCACTACCTATAGCACCTCTAACAAAAGAGGCACCCGGAATTTTAGAGAATAAACCACCAACAGCACTTTTTGCTTTGTTTCTCATTCTTCTTAGAATCAAACCTAAACGAACTGTAATTGGTCCTTTGCCTGTCTTTGGATCTTCTGGGCCATCAAGACCTTCTCTTTGATCTTCTAAATCTTGAACAACTTGTTTGTTTAGTTCTTTCTTTTGTTGTACCATTAATTTTTGTTCTGCTTTTTCTCGAGCGTCCATTTGTTTTACGATTGCATTTAGAACTTTATTAATGTTAGAAAACGCAGAAGAAACGCCACCAATTGCACCACCCACTACCATTCCTAAAGGTGAAGCTGCCATAGAACCTATCGCAGAAATTCCAGGAGCTAAAATACCAGCGGTAGCAATACCTAATCCTCTTTTAAGTTGTTTGCCTCCAAAACGAAGGCCTGAAAGAGCAACACGACCTGTTGTTGCTATCCCTCCTTTTGGTTCTGGTAGTTTTGCCATTATTTTCCCCTAAACTGTAAAAACACTATTCTTTGGCCAATCTTTTTTATGTTCATTAACAACAACTGGATTATAATTATAAAATGCACCTGCACCAACATCATTAAGCACTCTATCACCTTGTCTGAATCCTGCTGTTACGTTACCATATCCACCTGATCCTGAAGATGATAATGCACTTGCAATTCTATATGTTTTAGATGTTATTCCATTTTGTGCAAGTGTATCATTATATTCTCTAATTAGAGTTCTAAAATAATCTCCAGGCCTTGTACCAAACTTATCTTTAGGACCTCCACTAGCAAATCCAACTTCATCACGGCTCTCGTCCAAAGAATTATACCATTTTCTTGT